GCCTACCATGACGGAAAAAATGAGTCCTAAAACAAGATTGATTGTCCAACTATTAATAGGCATCTTGACACCTCCGAGGCTTCTGCTATAATATATAGTATTAGGAGAGGAAGCAATGATCTTATGTTCCTGTAACGCCCTATCTTCCAATACTGTTAAACAAATCCTTGAGCATCATGAAGGTGATGTTCCGTCCGTGCAAGAGATTATGGAAAAGCACGGTTGTTCCGTAGTCTGCGCTTCCTGCGCTTATAACATCAAAATTGAAATAAGGAAACATTATGAAAGTCTACATCGGTCCGTATAAAGAATGGTGGGGTCCCTACCAGATCGCAAATCTCATTCCATTCGCAAGTGAAGAAACCAGAGACAAGATTGGTGATTGGCTTGCCAAGACTTGGGTGAGTGATCTTTGTGAACGGATTCATAAAATCCGTGGTGAACGTGATATCAAGGTGCGTATCGACAAGTATGATACTTGGTCAATGGATCACACTCTCGCCTATATCATCCTTCCAATGCTCAAGCAACTACAAGAAACCAAGCACGGTTCTCAATTGGTTGATGACGAAGATTTGCCTCCATATATGCGATATGGCAATCCTGATGGTTATGATAACTGGGTTCATTACAGATGGGAATGGGTTCTCAATGAAATGATCTTTGCCTTTGAAAGCAAACTTGATGATTCCTGGGAAGATCAGTTCCGCCATGGTGAAACAGATTATGAGTGGACTCTTGTTTCAGGCAGTGAAGATGATGAAAACGCCATGTATCAAGTAAATCAAACCAATCCAGACTATTGGGTTGACTTTGATGGCATGAAGTTGTATAATGACAGAATACAAAACGGCTTCCGACTATTCGGAAAGTATTATCAGGGTCTATGGGACTAAGGAGATTGCGTATGATTTTTAATGGTAAGAAAGTTGATGTCCTCGCTGAGGAGTTTAAGCAGCGTGCCTTTGATGGCAAGTGGGAGAGAATTGTCAAGATTATGGATCTTGATAACACATACACCTTTATAGGTGAAAATGGGAGCCGAATGAGCCACATTCCTACGAAGTGGGTCACGGTCGGCGTTTATGACTATCTAATGGAGATTGTAAACTAATGGCAACAAATGTAACACTTATCAAGTTCCTCGGTGGTGAGGAAGTTATCGCTGAGGTTCTATCAGAAACCGATAGCACACTTACAGTTAAGAATCCTGTCCGTATCGTTGTTATTCCGGACCGTATGGATGCCAAGACACCACAGGTTGGTCTTGCTCCATATCTACAGTTTAGTGAAACGAAAGAACTTACATTCAATCGTAACCTGGTTGTAACAACAGCAGTACCACTAACAGACTTTCTAAATCAGTATAACAGTCTGTTCGGTGGAATCCAGTTACCTTCAAGCAAGATTATCACACCTTAATGAATAACTTTTATACTAATGTTGAGGTATGGGGTGGCAAGATCCTGTACCGTGGTGTCCAGAATGGCCGTCGGGTTAGTCAAAGAATTGATTATAACCCGACGCTATTCGTGCTTTCCGACAAGCCAACAAAATACAAGACCATTCACGGACAGTATGTTGGGCCTGTTAAGCAAGGTTCAATCCGTGAGGCTCGTGACTTTATCAAGCAATATGATGGAGTTGCAAGTTTCAAGATTTATGGCAACAATCGTTATCAGTATTGTTTCATTGCTGACGAGTTCCCTGGCCAGATTGATTGGAACATCAACGACATTAACGTTGCTAACATCGATATTGAAACGGGTTCTGACAATGGCTTTCCTGAACCTGACGATGCCAATGAACCTCTAATAGCTATCACAGTTCATATGAATAACATGTTCACTACATTCGGTTGTGGTGACTATGATAACACTCGTGACGATGTGATCTATTACAAATGTTCGGATGAGTTTGACCTTGTCCGCAAGTTTGTTGGCTGGTGGCAATCTAACACACCTGACGTTGTGACTGGCTGGAATATTGAAGCGTTCGATATCCCTTACATGGTCAACCGTATCATCAAGCTATTTGGTGATAGTGAAGCTAAGAAGCTATCACCTTGGAATGTTATATCTCCACGACTCGTTGACGTTGGTATGAAGAAGGTGAATACTTATGGTATTCTTGGTGTGCCTCTACTTGATTTCATGAAGCTATACCGCTGGTATGCTCCTGATGGCAAGTCACAAGAATCCTATAAGTTGGATAATATTGGTCATGTTGAATTGGGTGAACGCAAGTTATCATATGACGAGTATGGCTCTCTCCATAACCTGTATAAAGAAAACTATCAAATGTTCATTGACTATAACATCAAAGACGTTGATATCGTTCGCAGGTTGGAAGAAAAGCATAAGCTAATTGAATTGGCTCTTACTCTCTCATATGATAACAAGTGTAACTATGAAGATGTGTTTACACAAGTTCGCATGTGGGATGTTATCTGTTACAATCACCTCAAGGCAAAGAACATTGTAGTTCCACCTATTGAAAGGCATGAGAAAGATGCTGCATACGTTGGTGCTTATGTTAAAGACCCTATTGTGGGTTTTCACAATTGGGTGGCTTCTTTCGATGTTAATAGCGAGTATCCGTCTGTTATTATGGGAAGCAACATTTCTCCCGAAACGATTGTTGAGGCTGACGATTATACTGATGATATGCGTCGTCTTATCTCCGATGGGGTATCCGTTGATAAACTTCTTTGTAAGGGCATCGACACATCTTGCCTTAACGCTGACAATGTTTGCCTGACAGCTAACGGTCAGTTCTATCGCCGTGACAAGCAAGGCTTTATGCCTGAAATGATTGAGAAGATGTTTGCTGACCGCAAAATCTATAAGAAGGCTATGTTAGATGCTGAAACAAAATACGAGGTTGAGACTGACCCGCAAAAGAAAGCACAACTCAAAAAAGAGATTGCTAAGTTCAAGAACCTGCAACTCTCTAAAAAAGTTTCGCTCAATTCGCTATACGGTGCGTTGGGGTCTCAATACTTTAGGTTCTTCGATCTACGGAATGCCATCGCCGTCACGACCACTGGTCAGCTTTCGATCCGCTGGATTGAAAACTCAATCAACTCATACCTAAGAAAGGTATTAAAGACAAATGAAGATTTCGTTATTGCAGTCGATACTGACTCCGTGTATCTTAACCTTGCAGAAGTGGTACATAAGACGCTGCCTAGTGATGTTAAAGATCCTGCGAAAGCCATCAATTTCTTGGACAGAGTATGTGAAAGTAAACTGCAACCTGTTATTGATCAGGCTTGCGGAGAACTTGGCGAATACACTAACGTCTTTCAACAAAAGATTGTCATGAAGCGTGAAGTCTTGGCAGACAAAGCAATCTGGACTGCCAAGAAGCGATACATTCTAAACGTCCATAACTCCGAGGGTGTGCAGTATGCCCAGCCAAAGAAGAAGGTTATGGGCCTTGAAATGATCAAGTCATCCACACCTACAGCATGTCGAGAGAAACTAAGGGAATCTATTGATGTTATCTTTGGATCAGACGAAGCGGCTATTCAGTCTTTCATTGAAACTTTCCGTGGTGAATTTGAAACTCTGCCTTTGGCGGACATTTCATTTCCTCGTGGCCTCAATGCTCTCGTTAAGTGGCAAGATAAAAAGAGCCTATTTGCATCCGGATGTCCTATTCATGTTCGTGGTGCTATCTTATATAATCACCTTCTATGGAGCAATAACCTTGTTTGTAAGTATCCGATGATTCAGACTGGTGAGAAACTTAAATACATATACCTGAAAGAGCCAAACCATATTCAGTCAAACATCATTAGCTTCCCTGCTAGTGGTTTGCCGGAAGAGTTTGACTTGCACAAGTATATCGATTATAATACACAGTTCGACAAAGCCTTTCTTGAGCCATTGAAGATCATTCTCAATGCTATCGATTGGAAGTCCGAACGTGTAGCAAGCCTAGAGGATTTCTTCTCATGAGTAAACCAATCAATAAGATTGTCATTGTAGGTGGTGGTTCAGCCGGATGGATGACCGCTGCTACTCTTATACAAAGATTGCCAGGAAGAGAAGTGGTTCTAATTGAGGATCCCAACACCCCTACTGTGGGTGTTGGTGAATCCACTTTAGGCTTTATCAATGAGTGGTTGCGTCTGTTGCAGATTAAAGACACAGACTTTATGAAAGCATGTGATGCCACTTATAAGATGTCTATTAGTTTCACTGACTTTTATAAGGTAGGTTCTGGCACCTTCCACTATCCTTTTGGTGGTATTGATGTTACAGGTAACAAGTATGCCAAGAATGATTGGTATCTAAAAAAGTTTCTGTATCCTAATACACCAGTTTCGGACTATGCTGATTGTGTCTATCCAATCATGTCACTGGTTAATGCTAATCGTATTTCTCTAGATGCAAAGATACCTAGTTTTCTATTCCAGAGAGATGTTGCATATCATTTCGATGCAGTCAAGTTTGCTATTTGGTTGCGTGACAAGTATGCCGTGCCTCGTGGTGTGAAACACATTAGAGCATTGGTGAGTGACATACCAACAAATGAAGATGGTATTGAAAAGCTGGTTCTTGATAATGGTGAGGAGATCACCGGCGATCTCTTTATCGACTGCACAGGCTTTCGATCAATCCTTCTAGGTGGCGCATTAAAAGAACCATTCATTTCATATGAAGATATTCTTCCAAACAACTCGGCATGGGCAGCACAGATTCCATACGATAACAAGAGGGAAGAGATTGTACCATACACCGATTGCTGGGCTCTTGGTAATGGCTGGGTCTGGAATACTCCACTGTGGAGCCGTCTAGGAACTGGCTACGTTTTCTCTGATAAGTATATCTCTAATGAGGATGCCCTAGAGGAGTTTAAAGCCCATCTAAAGCGCAAAGGTAAGCTACATGAAGATCAGAAGTTCCGTCTAATCAAGTTCAAGACAGGCATTTCAAACCGTCTATGGGTTAAGAATGTTTGTGCCATTGGTCTATCTGCTGGCTTTATTGAACCACTAGAGAGTAATGGTCTTTATTCTGTTCATATGTTCCTTGTTCGTTTGCTTCGTGCGATCGATAGAGACCAAGAGGCACATATGGTTTCAGAGTTTGACCGTAATAGTTTCAACTGGTCATGCCGTTCAATGTTTGATGGCTTCGCCCAGTTCGTTGCACTACACTATTCACTCTCTTATAGAGACGATACAGAATACTGGCGTGATGTTGGTAGAAGAAGCTATTGCGATGTTGATAAGTCTCTGCATCGTGGTAATTCAAGAGACGACTCATTCATTCAAGCATTTGATGCCAAATACAATGTAACAAGGTTTAACAATGATGGTATGAATGCCGTGGCTACTGGCTTACATTACTATTCTACAGACTTACATTTCATTCATTCAGCTAATGATGCCGAAGTGAACTTAGCAGAGGAGTTTGAAGAAGTAACCAAGAACTTAAACACTAAGAAAGACCTTTGGGACTATCTAGCGTCCAAGTGTCCAACCGTATATGACTTTACCAAGGAAAGGATCTATCATGGCGAAGAATAAGAAAGACGAAAAGTATAAACATTCACCTGCTCGTCTTTATGAGTTTGTGCCAGATCAGAGTATAGATACTAATAACATCATCGAACTAGCACAAGTAGTTCGTGTAGGTGTGGGTGGTGACCTATTAAAGAAACTATCACCCGAATTACAAAAACACTTCAAAGAAGTTGCGTAACGAGATTGTTAGCAACCAATTGACAAGAAGGAGAAACTTATGTCAAATCTATTCAATCAACTTATTTCGGAAATTGATAATGAGTATGCAGGCATCGTCGATGACGGTGTAGCTGCTGGTGATGTGTCTGGCTTTATCGGCACAGGCTCATATGCCATGAATGCCTTGTTATCAGGTTCAATCTATGGTGGTCTACCACAGAACAAGGTTACAGCATTTGCTGGTGAACCATCTGTTGGTAAGACTTTCTATGCTCTCAATGTGGCAAAGCAATTCCTAGAGGATAATCCAAATGGGTTTGTTTTCTACTTTGAATCCGAGTCTGCTATCTCTAAGCAATTTATTACTGATCGTGGTATTGATGCCAAGCGTGTGGCTATTGTTCCTGTAGCTACAGTTCAGGAGTTTAGAACCCAGGCTGTCAAAATCCTAGACAAGTATATTGAAGGCAAAGAAAAGCCACCAATGTTGTTTGTCCTTGACTCACTCGGCAATCTATCGACCGATAAAGAAATGCAGGACATTGCCGATGGTAAAGACACAAGAGATATGACACGAGCCCAGTTGGTTCGTGGTGCTTTCCGTGTTCTTACTCTAAAGCTAGGCAAGGCACGAGTTCCATTGATTGTCACCAATCACGTTTATGACGTTGTTGGTTCTTATGTTCCAATGAAGAAGATGGGCGGCGGCTCTGGTCTAGAGTATGCTGCATCAACCATTATCTTTCTATCTAAGAAGAAGGATAAGACACTGGACGACGAGGACGGTCGCACCGGTGCGGTCATTACTGCACACCTCAAGAAGTCTCGCATGACCATTGAGGATCGCAAGGTAGAGACTTGG